ACCGAAAACCGATGGTGGGAAAATGCAAGACAGGTAACAGCAACATCATCGGCAGAACAGTGGCGGAGAGTGAGCATCGAAAGAGCACGCTGTCTCGGAGAACCATGGCCGGATTTTGATGATATACCGGTTGCGAGTATCACAGAGGATTTTTCACATAAATGTCAAAATGCCACAATCGGATTGTTAAGAGATCAGGTTATAGCGTCATGCGCTATTCCGGGAGAAACATCGTTTAGAGACATTTTTAACCAGTTAGGTATTAAGGAGGACAATATGGATAGAAGTTTAGCGGACAAGAAATTTAAGAGAGTAACTATTGAGTGCGAGGACGGCACGACTTACGCTGGAAAGATCAATCATGTATGCGGCAGCCCGTATCGTTGCGACAAACTGTGTGTAGAAGCAATGGTTGAGGACAAGCCTATTGGAGCATACGGTATCGAGAAAGTCCTGTTCCAGAATCCGGCAACAATCGTATTTTGGTCTGACGGCACAAAGACGGTTGTAAACTGCATGGATAATGTGGAAATCAAGAAAAAGGTTGTTGATGGCAAGGAAATAACCATCCGTAAGCCTAAAAAGGCTGATACCTATTCCGAGGAAGCCGGTCTGGCTATGGCTATCGTGAAGAAATGGGCCGGCAACAACGGAAACTATAACAACATCTTCCGTGAGTTCATCCCCGGGATGGCGGAGTATGAAAAAGATGTAAAGAAATCTGCAAAGAAAGCTAAAAAGGCACAGAAATCGGAGGAATAACCAATGACGCTGAGGGAATTTGCCAAGGGATATGACGGCAACATTATGCTGAAAGCATTTGAGAATGAGAAATCAACAACTCCGACAGCAATTATGATGACTCAGATTACGGATTCTATCAAGGATGAGGTTCTTGACAAAGAAGTATACAGCTACACAATGGTTTGCGCTTCACTGTTTGAACGGTATCTGAGAGTAAATTTTGAAGCTGTGCCGGAAATCCCAAACGAAACGGAGGAAACTGAATGAGAAAGATATTTTTTGACACAGAGTTTACCGGCCTGCATCAGAATACAACGCTCGTAAGCATCGGACTGGTTTCTGATGAGGGCGAAAGGTTTTATGCGGAACTGACCGATTATGATGAGACGCAGTGCGATGATTGGATTACCAAGAATGTTCTGGATCATCTGCTCCTGAGTGGCAACACGGAGCTGGAAAAGGAACTGGAAGAGGATGAGCTTACGACAAGAGTGATCGGCAACAGGGACGATGTGAGAACAGAATTGCTTAATTGGCTTGATGGTTTCGGAGATGATATTCAGTTTGTCTCTGATGTGTGCCATTACGATATGGTTTTATTATGCGAACTGATTGCAGATGGAGCCATGTTGCTGCCGGAGTACATCAATCCGTTTTGCCATGATCTCTGCCAAGATATTTCGATGATCCTGGATATTTCAGAAAAGGCAGCTTTTGACATTTCGAGAGAACAGCTCCTTACAGACAGAGGAATTGATTTGCCGAAAGGTCAAAAACACAATGCACTCTACGATGCGGAAGTTATAAAAGCGATATATGAGGACTTTTTCTCCGTGGGGGGGGGTAAAACAGGGAGGTAAGAATGGATAAGGGACAAATCTTAATGGATTACCGCTTGGCGAAGAACCATAAGAGACAGATACCCATTCTTGCGGACTTGAATGTGTGCGACACGCAGACAATAGTAGAAATTCTG